CTAATCCGCAACTCAGCGATCAATCTGGCAATCCGATCTCTTCGCCGGATTACACATGGGAGCCGACATACGGGGGTGGCCTCGCGAGGAAAGTTGGGTCTCCCGGCAATGCGTCAGCGCTCAAGGCTCTCATCAAGGGCCAGATGCGGCTGGAGTCGGTCGTGGCGGCAACTCCGGAGCCAAGCATTTCTGTTTTGCAAAACGGTGGATTGTCCAGCGTGACGATTCAGTACACCGACGCCAACACGGCTACGACGCAAACCGTCGATTTCGATGTTTCCAATTCTTAGGCAGCCATGGCAAATCTAAATCAACAATCGTTCTCCAGCATCGTCAGCAACTTCGCCACGGCAGTGCAGGGCGCGTGCGCGTCGCTGATCGATTTCACGAAAGGCTCGGTTCTGCTGGCAGTCGGACAGGCCACCTCCGGTGTCGCGCTCTGGCTGCAAGGGCTGATTCTGCAAGCGATGGCACTGACCCGGGCAGCGACAAGTAGTGGGCCAGACCTCGACAGTTTTTTTGCTCAATTCGGATGGAGTCGAGAGGCAGCGGTTGTGGCGAGCGGCCAGGAGACGTTCGGGCGATACACACCAACAAACCAGGCGGATATCTCGCCAGGCGCTACTGTCACATCGAGCGATGGCACGGTTATTTTTACCGTCATCGCTGACACAACGAACGCGAATTACAACGCGCCGCTCGGCTATTACATCATCCCTGTCGGCCAAGCCAGCGCGCAGATCACAGTTCAATGCTCGACCGCTGGCACGATTGGCAATTTGGCATTGGGTGCGCTGAATACGCTCGGTACCGCCATCCCTGGTGTGGATTATGTCACCAATGCAGCGGCCTTTTCGAATGGCGTTGCGGCACAGAGCGATTCTGCGGCACGTGTAAGTTTTGTGCTGTGGATTGCCAGCCTGAAGTCCGCGACCTTTGCGGCAGTCATGAACGCGATTACCAGCGTTGGACAGAATATCACCGGGGTCATTCTCGAAAACACGCAGTACAACGGATCGGCGCAAACCGGATATTTCACGGTTATTGCAGATGATGGCACCGGATCGCCGTCATCGACTACGCTGGCAAATGTCAGTAATGCCGTCGAATCGGCCCGACCACTTACCGTCACGTACGGCGTTCACGCACCGACGCTCAATGTGGCGGCCGTATCGATGGCCATCGCCACCGCCAGCGGATACGTGCATTCCGCCGTTGTTGCGCTAGTTGAGGCTGCGCTGCAGTCCTATATCAACGGACTTGGCGACGACGTGATGCTGCCATGGTCAATGCTTGCAACAACTGCCTACACGGTCGCCGGCGTTACCAATGTGACTGGCGTACTGCTCAACGGATCAACAGCGGATCTAACTCCAACAACCCAGCAGCGGATTACCGCTGGCACGATAGTGGTGACTTAAATGGCGACTGGAGATCAAAGCGATATCTTGTCGCGCCTGCAGTCCTACTTGCCGCGTGGCTGGTTTGGCGACTGGTCGGCGGCGCCGGTTATCGGCGGCCTGCTGGGTGGTATAGCTTCAGTGCTCTCGACGATCTATCTGCTGATCGTTTTTGCCAGGGCACAGACCCGGCTCGGATCGTCTTCTGGCGGTTGGATTGACCTGTGGGCCTACGATTTCTTCGGGGGTAACCTACCGCGCAATCCCAACGAAAGCGACTCAAGTTATATCTCGCGCGTTCGGGCGAACATTTTGCAGCAGAAGTCCACGCGGCCAGCAATGATCAACATGCTGACCAAACTGACCGGGCGCGCGCCGACCATCTTCGAGCCAAATCGACCGCTCGACACTGGGTCGTGCGGCGGCACGCCTGGGCCTGCGAGTTTTTGCGGCGTGGCGCGCATGGGGTCATTGGTGCCATATATGGCCCTAATCACCGCCCATCGGCCTCTCGTCACGGGCGGGTCTGCTGGCGCCGGGTATAGCAACGCCATCGTCCGTACATCCGCAAATGCCCCTGGATCGTTGAGCTATACCGGGTCGCTTTCCGCCGAGATCTCCACCGCATCTGATTCGGCCATCTACGCCGCGATCAACGCTTGCCGACCGATCGGGACGAACGTCGGCGTCTGTATTACCAACTAGCAAAAACCACAATTTCACCAACAGGCCGCCATGTGCGGTCTTTTTTTATGGGCTCGCCATGAGACGTCTTGAGACATATGTAGGCCAACAGTTGCTCGAGTGGAATTTAAGCTCACCCGGACAGCTTGCCATGATCGCGCTTGCCAAGGTCTGCGCTGCGGCATTCGGCACCAACACCTTTGCCAACGGACTGCCATGCACGCCGACCACTCCTGCTGGCATGACGCTGCAGATTGGCGCTGGCGAGATTTATCAAATGGAGCCGATTGAGGCAACCGCGTGCGGCACATTGCCGCAAAACACGGCGTCCTCGATCCTAAAACAGGGCATCCAACTCGGAACCTATACAACGGCCACTTTCGCCGCGCCGGGGACGACTGGCCAGTCGATCAACTACCTGATCGAGGCGCAGTACCAAGATTCCGATATCAGCCTTGACCCCACGACCGGCAATACTTCCGTCGTCTTGCAGTTTTATAACGCTGCCAACCCGTCATTGCCGTGGTCTGGGCCGAATAATAGCGGGTCAACCTCCAACACCTTCCGAGACGGCGTTATTGCTTACACGGTCAAGGCAGGCGTGGCCGCAACCACCGGCACTCAGGTCACCCCAACCCCGGACACCGGGAATGTTGGTTTGTGGGTGGTTACCGTCCCGTACGGCGCGACCTCGCTGACCAGTGCGAACATCAGCGAATATGCCGGTGCGCCGATCCTCCCCGCGTCATTACTGTCGTCCATCCAGACTGGGCAGCTCCAGTACGGAATTGACCATGGCGCTGTGAACTCAATTCAGGCCACGTTTCCGCTACCTCCAACTGCGCTGATCGACGGTCAGCCGTTCTTCGTCAAGATTGCCAACACCAACACCGGCGCGACTATTTTCACGCCGAACTCTGGTACATTGACGGCTTATCCTGTCGTTGGTCTTGGCGGGGCAGCATTGCAAGGTGGTGAGGCGCCAGCTGGCGGCCATGCGCTGTTCCTCTGGAACGCACTGACGACCACTTACACGCTGGCTTACTGCACCGGCGCCCCGTTGCAAGTCGGCAACGCCACCCAATCTCAGCACGCCGCCCCATTAGGCCAGATCCAAGCTGCTATTCAGGGCAACCTGTACACATCGTGCGTGGCCGGCGGCACATCTGATGCGCTGACCTGCAGCTTTGTCCCTGCAATGAACGCAGCAACACTGGCGGCAGGTAATGTGGAAATCGAAGTGCGGGCAATGCTTGCCAACGCGACTACCACGCCGACGATCACGCTCTACAGCGGGCAAACGCCCCTCGTCATCAAGAAGGGTGCCGGCTTACCGCTTGCGCCTGGCGACATCGCAGGCGCGGGTCATTGGCTTGCGCTCAACTACGATGTCACGCTGGGTTGTGTAATCCTGCAAAACCCGGCAAACGGCGTGAACATTCAAGCCTCTGCGCCCAACTTCACCGCGGCGATTGCATCCAACGCACTCACTGGCTCACTGGGGGTTGGTTCGTTCGCGTTTCGCAATGCAGCAGGCGGCACCGGCGGTACTTTGTCTGCAGCCGTAGCTGCCGCTCTTTCGCTAGTTGTTCCATCGGGCGCGTCGCTTGGTTCGGTTGCTGGCGTGCAAGCGACGTTTGTGTGGGCGCTGTTATATAACGGTGGATCACCGGTACTGGCGGTTACTAACCTCGCCGGCGGTCTGGACATGTCCGAAACCGGGACGATCAGCACCACCGCGATCAGCAGCAGTGCCAATGCCAACGACGTTTGGTATTCGACGGCTGCGGTGTCCAACTCGCCGTACCGACTTGTCGGCGTGACGCAACAAACTGAAGCAACTCCCGGAACCTATGCAACCCCGCCATCCCTGGTGCAGCCGGTTTTCGGTGAGGCATTTGCTGCGCTGATGAGCGCGGGGTATGGACAGACGCCGCAGAATCTAATTGGCAGTCGGGCGCTATCAACCACGTATTACAACACAACCGGCAAAATGATATTTGTCAGCGCTGAATGTGGGATTATCGGAAACGGTTCGACGGTAACGCTGTATGTAAACGGAGTTGCCCTTAGCCAGCAGGAAAACGGTACTCCCTCTTACGGCATGAATCTTAACGTTTGTGGCCCAGTGCCGGCAGGGATGTCCTATCAGGTAACTGCGGTGGGTGGGACGTCAGACGTGCTGACCCAATGGTCTGAATTGCGATAAGGAAAGTATATGTCTATTTGGAAAGATACAAACGGCGGCTTGCACGATGATATGGACGGCGCAGCGCTAACTATGGCCGCGTGGCCTCAAGGCATGACACAGCTGACCGACGAGCAGGCGTTAGCGCTGCAAAACCCCGCGCCAACGCTGGAACAAGTGCAAGCTTCGCAGATCGCCGTTATCACTGCCGACTATCAGTCAGCCATTGCGCAACCAGTCAGTTATACCACTGTCGGTGGCATGACAAAAACCTTCCAGGCAGACGCTGGTAGCCAGGATGTTTTGCTGCAGGCGATCGCTGGTTACAACCTAGTTGGCGACGTGCCATCAGGCTTTTATTGGCTCGCAACAGATAATACCCATGTGCCGTTTACACTGGCGGATCTTAAAGGCATGTACACCGTAATGCTGGCTCAAGGGTGGGCAGCTTTCCAGACGCGAACCACGCTCAAAGATGAGATCAACGCCGTTGCGATCACAGCAACCGTCACGCAAGCGCAAGCCATCGCTGCCGTCCAGGCCATCGTCTGGCCTTAGCCCGCTCACTCAGCAATAGCAAACCATAACCCGCCAGCGAGCGGGATTTTTTACGCCCGCGCGCCGGGAAGGGGGATTAGTGGATTCGGAAAGCCTGAAGTGGCTGATTGAGGGGTTGCTGGCTGTGTTGTGGTGGCTGCTGCGGCAGAAGGATATCTCGCAAGGAAAGGCGCTAGACGATCAGCAAAATCAGATCAACCTGCTGTTTAAAAAACACGATACCGACGTCGCGGAGCTGCAGGCATTAAAGCTTCAGATCGCCTCTCAACACTACGTCAAGGGCGAGCTGGACACGAAATTTGATCGGCTTGAGTCCTCGTTTCGTGAAGGGCTGCGCGATCTCGGGGACAAATTTGACTCGCTATCACAGGCGCTACTTTCGGACAGGGGAAAACAATGATCACCATGAGTTTGCTGGAAGCCGAGCTGCGGCGAGATGAGGCCGTGCGCTACGTTAGATATTTGGACACAGCGACGCCGCCCAACTGGACGACCGGTGTCGGCCACAACCTAACCGTCAGCCCGTTACCGACAGGGTGGACGTACCCACTGAACGATAGCCAGGTCAATCAATTGCTGGCGCATGACCTGGCCGTGACCTTCGCTGCGCTCGATCTACACTTGGCTTGGTGGCGCCATCTCGATGACGTGCGCGCGCGGGTGGTGGCCAACATGGCGTTCAACATGGGCGTGACTGACCTGGCGAAATTCCAGCACGCGCTCGCCGCCATGCAATCCGGCGACTATGTCACCGCCGCCGCACAAATGAAGGCCAGCGCGTGGTATGGCGAAGTCGGCGCGCGCGCCGTGCGACTGTGCCAGGCCATGGAAACCGGCGTGATGCCGAATGAGCCGTTAGTGCTCGCTTAAAAAACGATCAATAACTGATCGTCATGCGCTACGCCGCGCGCGCCCGGTAATCCACCGGGTTACCCACAAAAACTGTGAATTGTTCGCCGCCTTCGGGCGGTTTTTGCATTTATGGAGCACTCAATGCAGAACGTTACTGATGTCCATGTCGAGGCGGAAACGCTTTCCATTAAAGTTAATCTACCGGGCCACGGCCCGCGCAAGGAAACATCGCTCTACACGCGCACCCACAAGCTGCGCGTTGATGTTGATACGACCTGCTGGATCTGCGGACGTATCGCCAAAGACACCGGCCATCCGCTGGAAACTCACCACCACCCCGTTGAGCGCAGCTTGGCCGAAATGACCGACTTCCGACTGGTGCAGGCCGATTGCGAAGCGGGGATGTATGGCGATGCGGCCAAGTCGTTTGACTGGGCTGATTTTTGGGTTGGAGCAGTCGAAGTGCATGACACCATCACCTACGCCGACGGCGTAACCGAGGAGTTCATTTTTCTCAAGCCTGTCGATCCATACAAGTTCGTCGACAACATGCTCGTCAATGGCCGCGTGCTCTGCAAGGAGCATCACATCGGCAAAGACGAGGGCATCCACTACCTGCCATATCCGTTGCACGTTGGCCAGCGGTACGCCCGCAAGGGGTACAAATTCAGCAACGTGGAAATCATCCACCACGGCCATGAAGGGGCGGCCGCATGATCGCAATCCTCCAAAAGTTTCAATGGTTCATCGCCGGCGGCGCGCTGTTCGCGCTGTGGGCGCTAATGATCGTCTCCGGCCACGCCGATGCCGATCTGATCTCTGCCATCAAGTACGCGCTGGTTTCGGTCGTCGCCGCGCACATGTCGCTCCAAGTTCCCCCACAAGGACCCGCGTAATGAAAAATCTCATCACCCTGATCACCGCTGCCTTCGCTCTTGGCCTGGCCGGCTGCGCCAGCATCAAGCCCGCAGCCATCCAAACCCCCGCGCAAGTTGCCGCCCAGGTTTGCCCGAGCCTGCAGGCGATCAACACTACCTTGGCTGTGCCGGGCGTCATCGGCGTCAATGACCAGGCCAACCTAGCCAAGGTTGCCCCGGTAGTCGCCAAGGTGTGTACCGATGCGCAATCCGCCAGCGCGATCGACGTGCAGGCGCTCGCATCCAAGGCAGTGCCGGTGTTGCTGCAGCTCATCAATGCTGCGCCGCTTGCCGCCGATCAGAAGACTCAATTCACGGTTGGAATCACGCTGGTTCAGGCCGCGCTGGCGCCAGCCATCGCTCAGTGGCAAGCCGCAGAGGCAGCGGAAGCGAGCGGTGCGAAATGAGTAAATTTCTCACCGACCTCGAAACAACTTGCGTCAACGATCTCGATGCAAGCGGGCGCGGGATCTGGCGCGTCAATGCGCCGTTTGTGTACCAGTCCGACCTGCTGGGCAAGGCGATCACCGTCGAGCCCGGTTTTCTGACCGACTACGCGAGCGTCCCGCGCGTGCCGGTGGCCTACCTACTGTTTGGCGATACCAGCCACAAGGCCGCCGTGCTGCACGACTGGCTCTATCACCACCATGAAGTTTGCGATGAGGCGATGGCAAATCAGGTGCTGCTTGAGGCTTCTGCTGCCGAAGGTATTACTGCATGGCGCCGGTGGGGGATTTATCTCGGAGTGAAGGTCGGCGGACAGAGTAGCTGGGAAGACGATGGCCGGAGCGATGGACATAGCCTTGTTGATGGACAGATTGTTTAAAGGGGATTTGCATGCAATGGAAGAAATTTGCGGCGGTCGCCGCAGTGGCCGCGCTCGCTTTCGCGGGCGGCTGGGCTGTTTGTGCTTGGCGCGCGCCGGCGGCGGTTCAGGCTGCAGTCAAGCTGATTGCCGCCACGCCTCAGTCGTGTCCGGTCACCACCCCGCAACCTGCGCCGGTAAAGTCTGTGCGCAATCATCACGCGCGGCAACGCCACCACCATCGGCGCCATGCACGCGCGGTTGAATGCGTTGTAGCCTCGGGGGCTGCATGAAGAAACCTGAATGGCTCGATCTGCCCGAAGATCACGACTACCCAGCAGCGCTCAGCTACCTGCTGCTGGTTATGAGCCCGGAGGAGGCAGCGGCAACGGTGGCGGCGCTTCGCGATGCGCCTGTAAGCCACTTTAAGGCCAAGGACATTTGCCGTGCGTCCGGCCTGCCGCTGCTTGGCCCGGAGAACGCGCACGTCGCCAAAAATCTGAATAAGGTTCAGTCCGGCAAGCGGTTGTCACCAGTGCTACTGGTGCGCGGCGCGCCGATGATCATTGCTGACGGGTATCACCGGACGTGCTCGGTCCATCATCTCGACGAGGACGCGGTGGTGCCGTGCAAAATAGCCTAGTAGGACTTGCTGACCGGCGTCGACTCATTCCAGAGTCGTTGCCACTCTTGCGCGTAGCGTGAGGCGATCGGCTTCACGTTGCGCAGCACCAGCACGTTTTCGGCGTTCGATTTCACAGCGGCTGCCGTGTAATTGAATGATCCCGTCTCCAGCGTATCGCCATCGATCACCATGAACTTGTTGTGCATGATTTTGTAGTGGCTATCCAGCCGAACCGGCACGCCGGAATTAGCCAGATACTGCGCCGCGCTATATTTGCGGCTATTGGCCTCGGCGTCAGCAACGACTTGCACCCTGACGCCACGGCGTGACGCTTTGAGCAGTGCGCCGGCGATTGGTTTGCTGGTGAAGCTGTAGGCGGCCACATCGATAGAGACGCGCGCGCTGTCGATAGCTTTGATGACTAGATCGAGCGAGCCTTGATCCGGCGAGAATCCGATTTCATAGCTCGCGCCGGCCGGCATGGCGCCGGCTTGGGCGAGTGGGGCGGCGAGCGCCAGGGCGATGACAAGGGTTAATGTTTTCATGGGGGGATTTTATCAGGACAGCGTGTACCCGTGCGCACGCCGGGCCTTGTCGATTTCGACCATTCGTTTGCGGGAGTAAGGTTCGGTGGCTGTGCCGCCGCTGCGTGACCACCGTCCGCCCCATGATCGGATGATCACGGTTTGGCCGAACAGATCGTGTTGCACAGCGACGGCGTAATACCTGGACGGACTGATATAGATACGCATGGCGACGCACCAGAGGGGGAGTGGGCGCGATCAGCATGGCAGAATGATAGGGCTTTGGGAAAGCCAGGAATGATGGATGTGTTGCGTTTAAGTCATTGATTATGCGGATGTTAGCAACATCAAACTTGCGAATCTATGAACCTTAGAATGTACGAAAGTTCGAACCTTCGAACGAATTACGGGCCGTGCTCGTTGTGATGTTTGATGCGCGGCAGGCCTCTAGCATCCAGCAGAAGATTGATGCCATCGATAAACAGCCGCTGTGCTGAAGTGTGCTCGGCGGCGGCAAGGGCCTTGATGCGCAGCTCGTCATCAAACTGAACCTTGACGCAATTCTTGACGATGTCCGGTCTGCCTCTGGGGGGCGGCGGATCGACTTCCGGGCTGGGTTGCCTGAGAAATTCCGTTAATGTTGGCTTGGCCATAGCTGCTCCTTTATCCATTCCCACAGCGCGCGGACCTCCGCCGGTGCGTTGCTCTTGTTTTTAAACTCGGCAACCGACAGGCCGCCACTGATTGCATGCTCATATGCCGCCAACTGGCTGATCCGAACCGGGATGACTTCGCCAAGTTTGGCCAGCAAGCCCGCGGCCTCGTCGTTCTGCGCCTTCTGGCGCCGGTCGCACCTGGTGAGCAGGAAGTGGGGCGTTTTGCCTGCCGCGCGCGCCATCTTTGCTGAAGCCTCAGCGCGTTCCATCTCGAAAGGTGACGGCTTGACCGGGATGATGATCAAGTCGGCCGCCCGGGCGATATCCATTGCCGCTGGCGATGCGTGCGGAGGGCTATCCAGAATGGCCAAGTCGAAACCATCTGCGCGCGCCTTCCGCAATACCTGGGCCAAGGCTGATGACGGCACGCCCAGAACTGTCGGTGTTTCTGACTGGCGTCGAGCGGCCCAGCTAACGGCTGATTGCTGCAGCTCGTCCATGTCGCAGACAAGCACCTTCATTGAATCAAGCGCGGCCTGAACAGCTTCATGCACGGTCATCGTGCTTTTGCTGCCGCCACCTTTCTGCCCGAAGAACGCGATGGTTTTCATGATACAGCCTCGTGCGCATGTGCCGGGAACAGCCCGATCAGGCGAACGCATTCGGCGCGTAGCGCCTCGCGCTCCGTGACAGCGCCATCAAGGTCGTCGCGCAATTGCTCATGTTCGGCCTGTAATCCGGCGAGCATCGACGCATTGGCGTTCGCGCGAAGCTCTGCGGCGCGCAGACGGCCCGCCAGCGTCAGTACGACGTCAGGGTTGGCTGCGGCGATTAGGGCGCAATCGGCATTCCCGACCGCCATTTCGTTCGCCTGCTCGGCAGTAAACCATGCGATGTCTGGCCGATGCGCCGCGCGCGCCAGGCGTTCTAGTTCATCCAAATCGATTTCCATGGCGTTCCTTATGGGCGTAAAAAAGCCCGCGAGTTGAACTGACCCCACAAAGTTGGACAGTTTACGGCTAGGGCCGCAAGGCCTGAGTTCTGTACATCACAGGACTCAGGCCTTTTAATTTGAGCTTGATACGTTCGTGGTTGTAGTAGTGAATATACTTCCGAATGCCTGCTTGCAATGCACCGATACTCACGAAGCGATTCAGGTAGAAGAACTCCGATTTCAGCGTGCCAAAGAAACTCTCCATCGCAGCATTATCCAGGCAATTTCCCTTGCGCGACATACTCTGGGTGAGCCCATGAGATGCGAGTTGGTGTCGATAGGCGGACATCTTGTATTGCCATCCCTGATCTGAGTGCAGCAATGGAGCATCTGCGCTCGTCAGTTTAGCCAACGCCTTTCGGAGCATATTGCCAACCAAGGGAAAGTGCGGTCGCTCTTGCATCTCGTAGGCGATGATCTCCCCATTGTAGAGATCCATCACCGGCGAAAGGTAAAGCTTGTCGCCTCGCACGTTGAACTCGGTCACATCGGTCACCCACCGTTGGTTCGGCCGGTCTGCCTGGAACTGCCGATTCAGCACGTTCGGCACGTCAACGTGGCAGCCGCCCCGGTAGGACCGATATTTCTTGGGACGCACCAACGACTTGAGGCCAAGCATCCGCATTAACCGCTGCACGGTTTTGTGGTTGATCACGGTTCCCGAATGCCGTAACTCAGCCGTAATGCGTCGATAGCCATAGCGGCCCTTATGGCGTGTAAAGATGGTTTGAATCCGGTCCTTCATGTCAGCATGTCTATCGCCGGTCTGCTGCACCTTGGCTTGGTAGTAGAACGTGCTACGCGACAGCTGAGCCACCCTCAGTAAAGCCGGTAGCGCATATTCTTGCCTTAGCTCGATCACGGCTTGCGCTTTTTGGGCGCAGCTTGCCGAGCGGTTCGAACCAAGGCATCCAATTTTTTTAGATACGCCACCTCCGCACGCAGAAGTTCGTTCTCTTTTTCGAGTTGTTCCAGCGTACGCGCTTCCTCAGGCATCGGTAGCTCGGGCTTGGGGGTGTCAGGGCGTGTCATTGTCGTGGGGCGACCTCGGGGCTTGGGTTTGAGAGCATCCAGACCACCCTCATGATACTGGCGTTCCCAGGTAGAGACGACCCCAGTGCCTCCCCTGATATCAAACAAGGCAATTGCCTGGCGGCAAGAAAGCTCTTCCTTCCACATGCGCTGCAACACCGAAAGCTTGAACTCAGCGCTATAGCGGCTGAATTTCTTGCAGAGCCCGGCATCGCCATGATGGTGATAGCTCGTTACCCACTTGCGGATCGTCGCTTGGTCCACTTCGTACTTGGCTCCAAGTGCTCTGTACCCCCTAGATCCAGCCAAATACTCTTGAACTATGGCTCGTTTGAAATCTTCATTATGTTTTGCCATGAACTGCACCCCAAAGGTTGGATCGGTGTCCAACTTTTGGGGTGCAGTTCAGTTGTGGGGCTTAGTTTGGGTGTAAAAATACCCGCTCTAGGCGGGCGGCAGCGTAGTGCCAATGTAGGTGCAAATGGGTGCCAAAATGCGCGCCGCGTTACACGCCGCGTTACATTTTGCGGAGCAATTCGGAAATTGCGGAGCAAATGCAAAGGGGCTTCCACATTGGGAAGCCCCTTTAATATTGGTGCCGGCGGCAGGAATCGAACTCGCGACCCCCTGATTACAAGTGAGTCGTTGATTCTAGTAATGGCGCGGGAAATAGCTGTTTTTTTGCTCCGCAAATATCAAATATCACACCCTCTACAAGCCTTGATTTTGCTAGGTCGGCATTTGGTTTGCGGAGCAGAAATTAGCGCGTTGGCCCTACTTTATCACCCTTCCGGTCTCGCACATAGTGCTCTGTCATCTTGACGGACGAATGACCTAATTGCTTCTGCGCCTGACGAATATCGCCAGCACTTTCCGCCTTGTCTGTACCGGCCTTTGCGCGCAGGTCGCGGAATTGAAACGCCTTGATTGCGTCTGCCATTGTCGGGTTTGCTGTTGCAGCAGCTTCGCGCGCCTTCTCGAAACGCCCCCGTAGCGCGCCCTTGGTCAATCTGCCGCCGGTTTCGTTGACCACCAGGTACAGCGCTGGCGTTTTGCAGATAGCCTTGCGTGCCATCATCCTATCCATCAATGTCTCCAGCTCGCCTATGATGGTGATCCGCAGCTTCTTTTCGGTCTTGGCCTGCTGAATGCACACCTCACCATTCTTGATGTCATCCTCCGTCATTGCCAACACGTCCCCAGGCCGCTGGCCTGTCAGATACGCAAGATCCATTGCGTCACGTAGCGCCTCGTCAGCAGCCTCATAGACGGCGGTAAAGATATTGTCCTCAATGTAGATGTTGCGACCCTTCTCCGTATTACCCTTAATGCCCGCACATGGATTGGCAAGGCTGGTATATCCCCATCCTCTTGCCTTGTTCCATACGTGACTGAATAGAGCTTTTTCCCGGTTGGCCGCGACAGGGGAGGCGCTGCGGTGGTCTAAATACATGCGGATGTGCATCGGCTCGATCTCATCGAGTGGCGCCGGCGCCGGGTTGCAGAAAAAATCCTCAAGGCGCTTAAGCTCGCGTAGATTCTCACATTGAGTTTTCGGTGCTTTGAATGGGAGCACTTCTCTCATATACCGGTCTGCTGCATCCTTGAATGTTGGGCGCGCCGCAACAGGAACCTTGGCCACTTCAAGCTCAGACCATTTCTTTACCGCAAGCGGGTAATCGGAACCGAGGGGGATTTCCTTGCGAGGCTTCCCGCCTGCATCGTAGTAATAGAAAACCTTCCCACTCCGCTGCGGGCGAGCGCGCATACCCTTTGGGAGGTTGAAATTTACGGTTGGCTTTCTGCCCATGATGAATTACCTGGCTGCGGGTTGCCACTTTGCGGCGGTAGTGATTTCGCGTTTTGATTGTCCGTCGATGGCCGAGCGAGCCACGATAGGGTGCCCCGCGGCATTAACCCGAAATGGTACTGCCATGGACTTTAGCGCCTCAATCTGGAGGGCCTTAAGCTTACGCCCCGTTAGTATTGCGATCTCTTCTTTTGTCAAAAACAGCGGGGCTATGGCGGCTACTTGATCAGCCATCGGATTCTCCAAAAAATTTGAGCCGCATCAGCGGCCTATTATTGATCTTGCGGCAGCGCCGCCAATCGACTCATGCGCACTTGCGCGCCTGCGCCATCGATGCCATGGTCATCGCCTCTGCGTCGATCATCGCCGTGAGCGCCATCCCCTTGGGCATTACCGCTAAGAGTTGCCGACACAGATCAACCGACTGACGGATGGCTTCAAGCTCGGCGGCGAGCGCGGTGAAAGTCCCGCGTTCGCGCCAGCGCTCCCCGATTACCGCCAGCGCTTCGGCTGCCGCCTCGGTGCGCTGTTTGACCATCAGCGCAAGATCGCCGGTTTCGGCGCTGCCGCGGTGAATTGCCAATTGCCGGCCGAGTTGCCACGTCATACAGTTCGACTCGTTTAGCACGATAAATCGCGTCGAGTCGAGCATCCCGGCGCGCAGATTGTCTAGCGCCATATATGCCGGTAGCAGGATGTCGGTCTGTTCGTTGGTGGCGACATCGGCAGTGCTCGCCTTGAAGATCGTTTGATGGATGATGCTGACCCCGGCACTGCCTGTGGCGTAGTGCTTGCGCTTGCATTGCTTGCGGCTCATGGCTTGTGGATGCTCATGAAAAAAGAATAATCATCACCTTCCGGGACGGGAACCTCATAACCAGGAAAGCAATCAGTCAACAAATGGCCGCATGGTGCAATATCTCCTATCTTGCAACCGCACTCATCGCCACACAGCCCATCAAAGCCGTTCGACGTCAAATGCTGCTCAACGATTTGGATGATGTTCATGGCTTGAGCTCCGGCGCAGCATTCAGGCGCTCAATCACCGGAAGAATGACGTTCTGAATCTGTGCGCGAAGCTGGCCAGCCGCGTGGTATTTGATTGCCACGTCGCGCAATTGATTGACCAGTTCAGCGGTCTGATGATCTTTCCAGACAGGCGCGTCCACTGCTTCCGGCATAGCCAGTGCGGCGCGGGCGCGACTAGAGGCGCAATCTACGCAAGCACATCGTTCAATCCTCATTTTTTGGCACGACGGAGAAAATTCAACCGCACACATTAAATCGCGCGCCGCCGCCTCTATCGCCTGACTGCGTGTTTTTGGGGGTGTTGGCGCGCCAGAGTCCATGCCGTCCCAACCTTCGTGCAAGATGTGACTTCTCGGCTTGATCATAACTCCCGCTCCTTTTCGATTTGTTCAACGATACGCCCGCAGTCTGACTCATGCGCCCATGCCGCCTCCGCTACCTGCTTGATATAAGTGCTCATGACGGCTCCCGGTTTTTTGTGATGACTTCATCTGCTCTATCCATGGAGTTGCGCACGGCCCCAATCCATGTCCGAGCCAAGCTCAGTTCAAGCGCGTCCTGCTGCAGCTTGGCAAGCTCGCCTGTTGTGACAGTGACCAGCCCAGATCCGTCAATGTCGTCATGTAGGATATGGACGCACAGATTGATGCACTCGTCACACAGGTTGATGCCGGGCGTGACCATGATCATTTTGTAAACATCGGCGTGAGGCTTGCCGCATGCGGTGCAGATCAGGATCATGTTGACTGATCCTTGTGTTTGGCGATGGCATCTTCCGCGAATTTGTGAATTACCGACGCATGGAATGGGTGGTATTTCCACTCCTGGCCGGTCCAAATGCGCATCATCTCGGATCGATGTTTAATGTCAGATAGCGCCGCCAGCAGGCCATCGCGCTGCCCCTCAAGATTCTCGATGGCGCCAATGATTGGGTCGCACCCGCCGTCATTCGGATCTAGCCCAAGATGTTCGTTGATGAGACCAAGATCAGAGCAAGCGGCTTCGAACATGCGCTTGTAGCTCTCGCCTTCGCGCGCACGCCGGATCAGTTCCAGCACGGAGGCTGGGTTGAATGCGGCGATGAAAGCGGCGTTACGCCTTACAATGGTTGTGGCAGTAACCTCTACAGTTCCCGCGCCACTGTGATCATGCCCGATCTCATAGCATGCATAAGCACATTCAATTTTTCGCCACGGCCCCGGCGTTGCCGCCTTCGCCAGCCGCTCCAGCTCGTCTAGGTTTGTCATTGCGATTTTCTCCATGCGAACGGCACTGGGTCTGGCATAACCCACAAATGCCGCATGTTTGCCACGTTCACCACGTCGCTTTGGCGCGGGAAAACCTCAACCGCGTCGAAATCCGCATAGCCAACGTCGGCTTTGATTTCCTGCAGCTCTTCCCACGCGATACCGTCTTGCCAGCGGTTGCCATCAAGTTTTGTGCGGCATACGGACAGCCGGACGGTGCCGGCCGCCTCATTGAACGCCTGCACCAGATAATTTCGACTGCGCCACACCTCGAACGGGGCGTTAATCCCTTTGTACTGGGGCCATTGATCGCGCGGAACTGGCGTAAGATCGGCAGGGAAGGCGGCAACATACGCGTGCTGTGTTTTTTGCGCTCGTCGGCGCTCATCTCGGTTCATCATCACTCCCATGAAAAGCCGCCTGGGCGGCGTCAAAGTTTGTCAACCGCATCGATGCGCGCGCCGATCCAGCGCATGCTCGGCACAGCCATCGAGTTGCCCGGGCCTGAGCGAGATAGACCCGGGCTTGGTGGGTGAGGGTGGTTGTCATGCGGCCTCCAGTTCTCGCATTTCTTTCCATGTCCATGTCGCCAGATCCATGCAATTAGCTCGCATGAGTGCGATAGCTGGAGGTGGGCTGACGGAATTTCCTACCATCCTGACCTGCGCTGATTTTGAGAACACCCGCCCATCGTGTCCGCGATCAATGATGTAGTCAGGGGCAAAGCCTTGGCACCCGTACAGTTCTGGCGGGGCCAGCATGCGCAGGCCGATATCAACAATTACCCACGGCTCGCCCTTGAGCCAGACAGTAACCAGCGCCAGGCGGTCCCGGGTCGTTGCTGTAGGCATCGGGTCAGTCATACCGCTGACGTTGTCGGTGCCGTAGTAGCTGATCAGGAATGCCGCACAGCGGAGGGCACCGGCTTCATGTTCACGGCTCAGCTGATATTCAACCAATGCAGTCTTGCCGCCACCGCCTGCCATGATTGCGCCGACTGGATCATCTACCGGCTGGCCGACCGAGTTTCCGAACTGGCGCTGCAGGTGCGCAGCGATCAAGCCGTGATGCTCGCCGCCGGCACTGATCGTCATGAGCGGATCTGCTACATCACGGGCATCGCAGTTGCCGCGTAGATGGGCCAGCGTGGCCGCGATCAACTGCTGCTGGCTGCCGGTGTTGGTGATGGTGCTGGACGGTTCGCGCAGGTCGTGGCCTGGCGTGGTGTTGAACCCGCCATTGGCTTGCATCAGGTAGGCCGTGGCGACATTCCGATGGTTTTCTTTCAAGATCGTGCCGAGTGGCGCGCCAACGCTGGCAGGCTTGCCGCTATAACTCGGTCCGCCAGCACCAACAAGGATTGCAGATGCCAGCGCTTGGCCGCCGCTTCCCGATGCGGTTACGGTGCCGAGTGGGTCCGTTGCTGATTTAGCGCCGCTGCCCCAGCGCTTTACGCCGCCAGGCTTACCGTCGCCATGGCCAGCTTGAACCATCGTTGGCGCGGCCACCGCAAAACTGCCACCCTTCGGCCATGCCGTGATTGTGCGCAGCGGCTCTGCTGCTGACTGAACGGTTTCTCCTGACCAGTTAGCAATTGGCACGATGAACGGCTCGGCGGAGTCGAGAACGAACTTTTTCATCCCCTTGGCGATCCGGCGCATGGTGGCGTCTGCCAGCGATTTCTTGCGAGAGAAAATAGACGGGCACGGAATAGACCAGTCAATGTGGTCAGCCGCCGGTATCCACGCCTTCTGTCCGCGCTTCGGGTTTTTGAAGTACGTCGGCTCCGGCCAGACAATCGGCGTGCCGTCACGTCGAGCGAACAGGAATAACCGTTCTCGCGTCGTTGCCGCGCCATAGTCCGCCGCGCAGAGAATGCGCCATTCGACCTGATACCCCATTTGTTCGAACGTGCGAATGAACCGCCGCCAGGTGCGGCCAACATGCTTTGGATCAGGGACCAGGTATTGCTCTTGCACTGGTACGCGCTCGCCGGGAGCGGCGACTGTCTTGTCCAGCTTGATGACTCTGCCGGTGGCCTTGTCGCGCTTGGCGATCAGTGGCCCCCATTGCTGCATTTGCTTGACGTTTTCCATGCTGATACTGCGCGGCAAGACTTGACCTGCCCATCGAGGAAGAACCCACCCCAACCCCCGTATTTTCTTGCTGCGCGGCTGACCGCCAGCGGCTTGGCTGTGGTGTGTGCAATCCGGACTGCCGTGCAGATGGCCGACAGAGCGGCCTTTGGTCGCTTCTCTCGGGTCGACTTCGAATACGTCTGCGCAGTAGTGCTCAGTTTGCGGGTGATTTGCCATGTGCATACTGATGGCGTCTGCGTCGTGGTTGATGGCAATATCAACGTGACGCCCGAGTGCTCGCTCGATTGCCCCGGACATGCCCCCGCCGCCAGCAAACAAATCAACAATGATTTCGTTGTCGACGCAGAGCGAGAATTGATCTCTTATCATCGGATCTCCAGGCATTAAAATGCCCGCATGTAGCGGGCTATGGTTTTCGGTAGGTCTTTCTGATGTCCATGCTTATCGACTGACCGCGCCGTCGCAGTGCGTTCGCCAGTCGGCAGCGGTCGTGATGGCTGCTGGTGGCTTGGCCAAGCAATCCGAAATAACTATTGGCTGTTTCGAATAGATCGCCCTCATCGATGTCGACCACTCGTCGTATCGCCTGGCGGTACGTCCGGCGCCGTGTGGTACGTGACCAAGGCTTGATGACCTGGCCGACCATATCGATGCCGCGCGCCACCGGCTGAATGAAAGTTTTCCTCGGGTTGAGCTGCAGCCCGAGCTCGGCCAGTTTCGTTTCGATCTGCGCCCGCGCCGCCGTGAGCCAGCTCGCGTCCTCATGCAGCAGCACGAAATCATCCACATATCGGCAATAATACCGAGCGCCGACGCGGTGCTTGATGTGCTGGTCGAGCGAGTCCAGTAGCACGTTGGCGAAGAACTGGCTGCTGAGGTTGCCGATTGGCAGACCGTGATGCTCATCAGCGTTGACCAGCCGCTTGTGTGCCGGTACGCGATCAATCAGCGCCGGATCGCCGCGCATCTCGAAATCAGTACGCGGGTCGTGAAACAGAATCAGGTCGGCCAGGGCCATCCACCACGGTTCGTGGATACGTTTCGCCAATTGCGCGCGCACCTGGTGCTTGTCGATCGATACAAAGAAATTCGACAAATCCATCTTGATATACCAGGCTGGACGGCTCCAGTTCTGCGTTATTGACCTGACGTGATGCTCAAGCCTTTCTGCTGCATATAGCGTCCCGCGCCCGGGGATACAGGCGCAGGAATCCGCAATGAATCCGCGGTGAAAGCGATCGGAAACACGGTTGTAAAGTAGGTGGTGCACGATTCGATCCCGGAATTCTGCCGCCCAAACCTCTCTGGGCTTTGGCCGGGTAATGACGAAACAGATCGAGCGGCCCGGATGATAGCGGCCCTCGATCAGTTCGTCGTAAAGCTCCAGCAGGTTCTGTTCGAGATCGATCTCGAAGGCCAGTGCGGATTTGCTGTTGCGCTTCGCGCGACGGCAATCGAAATAATCCTCGACCAGATCCGAAAAAGCTGGCATTGATGAATCTGCGGACGGCCAGCGCGCGCACCTCGTTGTCCTTGTTGATGTTGTTAGTGTTGCCATCATCGAAGTTCTGTTCGTATGCGTTGTTAGGGCTGTACTGCGTCAATTCGTGCTTGCTACGTCGCCCTGTCGATGCCGAAGCGAACGGCGGGGAAACTGCGCCAGGCCAGCCCGGCTTTACCGGCGGTACCCCTAGAGCGCATATCGGTGACCTTGTGGGTCAGCGGCACGACCAGATTCAAATCGCACTGGCATGACGGCCTTGACGGTCATGCAGCTGGCGATGCGGACTCATACTTCCTTTTCCAGCCGTTGGCCTGCCGCCCAATACCGCCGAGAAGCGCGACGCCCTGGGCGTACTGCCGCTCGCTGATAATTTTTAGATCACAGCAAAGCCTGAACATGAAGTTCAGCGATTCAACGCGCTCAACCAGATCGCTCAGATAGGGCACTTTGTTGCGCGCGACATTGGCGCGAAAGACCAGGGTCATTAACTCTGAGCATTCGTCATCAAGCTTGTCGCCCCGGCGTTTGTGCTTGCGAGGGATATTACTGACGAGATTAGCAACGAGCATCGTCAGCGCGTAAACGTCCTTGTAAATCGGTAGGCTGGAATGGAGTGCCATGAGAAAAACCCGCGCGGGCAAGCCCGCGCTTAAATGGTTGAATGACTAAATAAACAATCTGCGGACGGCCAGCGCGCGCACCTCGCAGTCCTTGTTGATGCTGTAAGTGCTGCCATCATCGAAGTACTGTACGTATGCGTAGCTAGGGCCGTACTGCGTACTGGTGTGGTGCCAGCCCTTCGGGAGTCGAGCGGCCAGGTTGATTTCGACCAGCGCCAGCTCCCGCCGTGCCGGGAGGTAGAAGTCGCTATACCCGTCGATATTGAGGCCGTAGGCCCATTCTGCTGCCGGATGATCGTATTCCGACTCAACCAGCGCTTTCGTGTTGGCCATACCGTCCCAGTGACTTTTTGCTCCGGGTTCGTCTTTGCCGTAACCGCCCCACACAATTTCTGCGATCTGGCCATCGGGATGCTCTGCCGCGATCACGTAATACGGCCTGGAGCCGTCGCCGGGAACGATCAGCCCGGCATTTCTGCCACCTTGGCCCGGCCAAAGTTCTCCAGGAAACGGAGTGCGGCTCAGTGGCATCGCAAACTCGGCCGCTTGACCGATGTGTGCCTCGATTATCTCCGCGGAACGAGCCGGGAAGTTGATGACCAAGTCGCCTTTGATAAGCAATTGCTTGATGGACAGCTCAATTTTCGATCCCATCATTTACCCTTAAAAAAGCGAAACCCGGCTGGCGCCGGGTTAAATTGAAAAATGGCTTAATGGACGATGTGAATCGTGCGGACGGCCAGCGCGCGCACCTCGCCGTCCTTGATGATGCCGCAAGTGCTGCCATCACCGACGCTCTGACCGTATGCGTCGTTAGGGCTGTACTGCGTACTGGACATGTAGCAGCCGGGCTCAATGGCATGTTCGCCACCCTCTTGGAACGCGGCGATAGTGGTCTGCGCGGGGCTGTCCGGCGTGTAGGGGTATTCGCCCGTCGTCGGGTTGTCGCCGTCGCGGTAGGTGCAATAGTTCTCGTCGGCGGTCGGCTTGAAGTCGCGGTAGATCATTTCGAGCTGATCGCGTGACGGGACGTGCCAGTCGTCGAACCCGCCGAGGCGCAGTGCGCGGGCTTCCTTGGCTGCGTCGCTGCCGGCTTCGGCCATTGCATCGGTGTTCGTAGCGCCGTTAATGCAGCTGCGTGCCCCGACGACGTCCTGTCCATACTCGCCCCACGTGCCGCGCAGTCGGCCATCCTTACCGGCAACGATGACGGCGTACTCTTCGCCATCCACTTTGTAGCGGCGGCCAAGAAAGCCGCCCTGGAATGCTTCACCGATGGATTTCGGCAGCTCGCTAACTGCTACGTCTTGAATCTTGATCATGATTGATACCTATGGGCGTAAAAAAGCCCGCTCAAGTGAACTGCACCCCAAAGGTTGGATCGGTGTCCAAATTTTGGGGTGCAGTTCAATCAGCGGGCGCTTTTGAATCTGTACCCCGGCGCACATTGTCCGGACGGACGCAGCGCGCGGCATGAAACCGCTGATGGAGCGGGCGGGGCGGTGTTGGTTAGGCTGCGGACGGGGTCCAGGCGATTGCCCTGGCCTTCCAGTCATCGCGATCATTGGCGAGGCGTGTATTGCGCTCATCAAGCTCTTGCCGCTGGGCTTTTTCTTGATCAAGCTCAGCCGCCAGTTTTCCGATCTGCGCTGTGCGCTGGTGCAACTGCTCGTTCAGGGTTGCGTTCTCTGCCAACAAGCGTGCAATCAGATCCGGTTCGTGCGGGTTGTTGCTCATGTCGTCTCCACTTCTGTATGGCACTAAATACCCACTTTCTGCGCTGCAAGCTCAACCAGTTGCCTCCAGACCACCCAGGGCCTCGATCAGGGCTTCAACCAGCTCTCCAAGCTCCTCGCTCATCAGGGTGAAGGTGGCCTCGAACAGGCTGGCGCTGTCGTCACCAGCTTGACTTGCCTCGTCCTGCAAGACGTCGAGAAACTGGATGCGCTTGAGCTGCAGCGTGTCAGTCAGCACAAAGCGCACGCGCTCTTTCCAGATCAGACCTAGGCGTGTCACCTGCTTGCCGGTGGCGATATGTTGGCGGATCTCGTCGGCGGTCAGGTCGGCGCGCTTGGCGTTGATCACCATGCCGTTTTCGCCGGGGTCGCGCAGCTCAACATCTGAATCAAGTTCGAAGCCTTCCGGCGCTTCGCCCGCGGCCAGCCAGTCGGTCATCGCGGTGTGCGGCGCCAGTTTTGTGCGCGGCAGGGCCGCCGGGAAGGGCGGAAGCGCCTCGCGCAACTTGCTGACCAGTGCTTCGGCCTTGCTTGACGTCGCCGTGTCGACCATCAGCCAACCGCGGCGGTTGTCGATGTAGCCAACTTTGCGACTGTCCCG